AGGTAAACCTGTATATCCAAACTTTAAACAAGAACTACATTGTGCAAAAGAAGATCTAATACCAAGTAAACATCAAACAATATATATTGGAGTTGACTTCGGACTCACACCTGCTGCTGTATTTGGACAAAG